TAGGATTTCCTTTAATTCGTTCATTTCATCAAAAGCCTTTTTAGCCGGAGCATAGTTGATATCATCATCTTCTCCACATAGGTCTTTAGCGGCTTCAACACATTCTTTAAGATATTCCGTGATATTATCCAGAAGGACTTGTTTTCTGCTTTTCATACCGCACCCCCTAAAAACTTATTGATAAAATACTGTTGCCCTTTTCCCGTAACTTTTGTGGTACTTGTGACCTGAGGAGACATATCCGCTCTCTGTATGGTTCTCTCTATGACCTCAAACAATCCAAGCTCCATAGCTTTCTGCGTGGGCTGTGTAGAGTGCTTTATGATGTAGCCATGTTCACGCATCCACTTGTAAAGCCGTTTCTCTCCAATATCGTGACCGTTCTGCTTTATCAGTTTCGCTAAGTCTCTAATAAGAATTGCGCTATCAGATGCTGTTACTGCATCAGCAAAGACCTCTTTTGGTTTCATGCGCTTATTGTCAGCGGTTAGCAATTTAATCTGCTCGTCTTTCTGCTCAATCATTGCCTGGGCGGCTTTCAGACCCCTAGCCATGACCAATTCAGGCGTGTTCCATGCTTTTTCAAGGTCGATAAGGTATAATCTGACCTCTCTTCCCTCTGGTGTTCTCTGTATCATGCAGATTTCCTTTGCCATATCTACAGAGATTTCATAATCCGTTATAGGTCTACCCCCTATTTCAGAGGTTTTACTCATTTTTGAGTAAAAGTCCTGACCCTCAACAAATCCGTATTCACACATCCTAGGAAACCAGTCATTAAATCTAGTTCCTATTTTTAATTTTTCGTGCAATTCCCTTGCTGATACTGTCATTGTTTCGCTATTAAGATTGATTAGTTCGTTCATACTTCTCCTATTCTTCGGTTATACCGATATTTTCAAGCAAAAAATTTATATCGGAATATCCGACACCATATAATTTTTCAATGGCGTTTATCTGCTTGACATTCGGGAAACTTCTTGCGTTTTCCCAGTTGCTTAAAGTTTCAGGGGTTACGCCGATTCTTTTCGCCGCCGTTTTCTGATCTAACTGTGCGTTGATGCGTAAAGCCTTTAATGTTATAGCCATTCTCGAAACTCCTTTCTTTATTATTTGATTCGGTTTATCCGAACCTCTGAAAAAGATAATAATCTGTTAATCCGATATTGTCAAGGATTTTTTTCGGAATGGTTGAATTATTTTTCCTTTTATCCGATAATAAACTTATAAAGGAGGGAATGAAATATGGTAGAAAACAGAGAAATCATGGCGGCGAATATAAAATACTTTATGAATCAAAAGAAAGTTAATTCAATGGAAGTATGCAAGGCGTTAGGATTTAAGCAGAATACATTTTCTGACTGGATAAACGCAAAAACATACCCCCGAATAGATAAAATTGAAAAAATGGCTAACTATTTTGGTGTTACAAAATCCGATCTAGTAGAAGAACGTCCCGTTTTCGTGGTTAATGATCTTCGTGGTATCGTCCTGACAGAAGAAGAGAAAAAAGTAATTAAAAAACTGCGTGAAATGTCACAACATGAAAGAGACTTTTATACAAGAATGATTTTATATTATGAGTTATTAAAGGGGGATAACAATGCCAACCGCTAAGAAACTACCGTCCGGGAATTACCGTGTACAAGTATTCTCACATAAAGAGGGGAATAAAAGAGTATATAAGAGCTTTACCGCCCCAACGAAACGAGAAGCAGAGTTAATAGCTTCACAGTATAAAAATGGAAAACACGTTATATATGAAGATAAGACTGTCAACGAAGCGGTAGAGGGGTATATATCAGCCAAAGAGGGTGTATTATCCCCGTCAACCGTACGGGGATATGTCCGCATGGTTAAGTATTACAAGCCGATAGAACACCTCAAAATATCAAAGCTGAATAATGAGAAAGTACAGATACTTATATCAGACCTATCACAGAAGCTATCACCGAAAACAGTTAGCAACGTTTACGGATTGTTAGTGTCCTCTATCGGTTTTTATTGCCCCGATAAGCGTTATAATGTCACCTTGCCTAAAATTATCCATGAAAAGACATTAGCACCCTCTGACGGGGATATACAAGCGTTATTCTATGCCGCTGATAATACCTTGAAAGTGTGCATAGCTTTAGCGGCTTATGGTTCTTTACGCCGTGGGGAAATATCCGCTCTTAAATACTCGGACATTGACGGGAACACGCTATATATTCATGCTGACTTGGTAAAGGATAAAGACGGATTATGGGTGTATAAGGTAGCCAAAACGCCCGATAGCATCCGTTATAAATCCATACCGCAAGAAGTTATTGATCTTTTGGGAAGTGGTGAACCTGATGATTATGTCATTAAATGGACACCTGACAGCATCACGAAAAGATTTATTGCATTAAGGAAAAGTCAGGGTATTAACATCCGTTTTCACGATCTCCGGCATTATTATGCTTCAATCGGTGCGGCGCTAGGTATACCCGATTTATATATAGCTGATTCGGGTGGATGGAAACAGAATAGCAAGGTCTTAAAGTCCGTCTATCAGAATAAAATCACGCCCATATCTAAAGCATTTGAAAATAAACTTAACAATCACTTCTCGAGCCTGATAAATGAAAAAGTATCACATAAATGCAACACGGAAAATAAAAAAGCCGCTAAATAAGCGGCTTTCAGTCATGGAGTAGAGGGGAGTCGAACCCCTTGTAAAAATACCGTCAAAACCGCATAAATATGGGGTTTTCGGCTTTTCATGTTGCATTTTATGTTGTATTTTTGATAGCGTGTTATCAAGGTTTGATAACCCCTTATCAAAATGTATCACACGAAATGCAACACGAAAATAGTTCGATTTTGGACAGGGGATTCCGACCCCTCGCCCATGTTTTTTTATTTATTTCAAAATTTTATTAAATGGGTGTTGACATATATGCATTATGGGTGTATACTTATATCAGAGTTAAGGAAACAACAACAAAATACCCGCCCGGTTGCTAGGGCGTAGAGTTTAGCAACAGCGACCGTAAGCGGCTAAATACTTCCGGGGCAACGCCAACGGAAAGAAGAAACCCATTTACCGCAGTTTAACCATATAGGAGGTATCCACATGACATCAGCACAGGTTATGACCACTCAGGAAAACATTGATTTCAATATCAACACTATCAAACGGTTTTCTCGGCTATATGCTGAATCTGATAGCCTTGGTGAAAAGGAGGCGTTTATAGACTACATACATTCTGCTCAATGCGACCTCGTGCGCAATTACGGTTTTACATGGTCACAGGTTGAACAGATAGCCTAAACCACACGCCCGCCCCGGAGGTTACGAGGGCAGAAAGGAAAGAACATGACAAGTGAAGCACAGAAGAAAGCACAAAAGCGATATGATGAAGCAAATAAAGGCAAGTGGCGCATGATCCACTTAAAATTAAATAAAGACACGGATAAAGAGATTATAAACAGATTGGAAGAATCAGGAAACATTCAAGGATATATCAAAAATCTAATATCAAATGACATTAAGGGCGGCAATTAACCGCCCTTTAATTTCTCACGGGTTTTCTGTCCACAAATCCCATCCGGTGTGAGTCCTTTTTTATCCTGGAAGTCCATCAAAGCATCAATAGTTTTCGGGCTAGCTGATCCGTCAACTGTTAGATGATATCCTTTATTGTTAAGCTCGTACTGTAACCACCGAACATCATTCCCTCTGGATCCATACCGGACATTCTTTGTCGGTTCATTATACGGATTACGGTTAGGATTCTCATTTCCAGATAGCTCTTTATCCCATTCCCATAACCTATACTTTGTAATGCAATCTCCTAATGTATTCACGTAGGATGAGGATGTAGCATATCCATCAGCTTTTAAGTATTCCGCATACTGTTTAGGTGTATTTGCGACCTTTAGATTAGCGTAACGATAAGCAGATATGAAATCATAATAGCCTTTTACGCCATCTTCCATGCTGTCATACACACGGAAGTTGTCAGAGATAGTTGTAAGCGTTCCCGGCGTGTACTCTTCTTTGGTTTTCATGTTTACGGATTTACCCGTCCATTTTGAGCCACATTTCAGACCAAAGTAATTATGATACTTTGCTAGTCCTGATTCTCCCCAGTGGGATTCTATTATGGCTTGTGCAATAGCAGTAGAAACTATTTTGTAACCCCTATTCTTTGCTTCTATTACCATGAGTGGAGCGATCTCACTAATAAAGGTTGTGCTTGCCATTATCCTATCTCCTTAATCTGCTTCAACGACTGTACTACTTTATCAAAGGTTAATGTTGAGCATAACACCGCAAAGAAAGCCATGATTATTGCCTTAAAGATAAGCTGTGCATCCACAACCACACCCTGCATAATAACAGGGTATATGACGCAAATAACGCCCGATAGAATCACCGCTGATATAACAGCTATGATGTTGCTGATATAATCCTTATCGAGCTTCTTAAAGAGTGTCTTAACGCACTCGGTTGTTAAGGTTGTGAGTACGCTTATAAGTGCTAAAATCTGAAAATTAACTATATCCATGCTAATCCCCCTTTTTAATCTTGAATATTTTGATAAAACCCGAAACAGCAAGCTCCGTTCCGAACAATCCGAACACACCCATTGTTAAGCTGTCCGAAAGTTGTTCACCCGTGTATATCTGCAATAGGATAGTGGTGATAACGTATAGGACTACAATCATCAAGCACCCTATTACAAAAGCCGTTAATGATTTCATATCCCCACCCCCTTATAGAAAAAGGTTATGCTCAATAACATATTTGTATTGATTTTTTATATAATCTATGGTCTGAACCGCTGACTCGTTCTTAAACTCTGGATGAGTTTCACAGTACCGCTCATAATTTGTAATAGTGTCTAGGGTATCTTTCCATTCTTCTTGTTCAAAGAGTTCCCCTGTTTTCTGTGCCTTGCGAAACTGCCTAGCACGATTAAATATCAGATTGCGCCATCTGAACGCTCGATCATCATTAAACTCATGCTCTAGCTTCTCCAAGCGTGACGGCAAAGCCACAAAAGCCTTTAACCACCGCCAAGGATTTACTTTAACAGGCGCAATCTCCACTATGGAAAGAATGAATACCACTATCCCTACATCCTTGATAGACGGTGGAATTAGATTTATAAATTCAACTACCTCGTACCCACTCATAATTAAATCCTTTCTTTATTGCATACTTCATGGCGCTCCGTTTAACGTGTATTCTCTCCTCGATGCTAGAGCTTATCCCCACGATGAAATTATTCTCCTAATTAGCCCACATAAGGCTCTCCTACAATTTCCTCGTACTGCGCTGGTGTTAAGTATCCCTTTTTTACAAAATCACCTACCTGTTTCTTTGTATAAAAGCCAAGGTTATAATATTTCTTCACTTTTTCGTACATTATTCATCCTCCAAAAGTGTATCTGTCATAATGGCAGTATAAGTGATCTGTGCGTCTACTTTTTCTCTTGCCAACTCTGTTTCTGGAACATCACGAATAGTAAACCAATATCTGCCATCTATTGAAGCCGCTTCTATAATTTCCCCATTAGCTATTACATAGCTCTCTTCATCCGTTGTTACCGTGATATTTGATAAATCGCTTGGGAACGCAGGTTTAGAATCAGTTATAAAACAATTTCCGTTTTCTTCTGCATTTATCGTTATTCCATTATTAAATTTAATAGTTGCCATTTATTAACCTCCTTATGGTTTATATATTGCGAAAGCCGGGCGGATGCAAAGAGAGTCCGAGGCGTAGCTGTTGCTCGCATTGCCGTCATGGTTGGCAAACGCGAAATCCGCGCCCGAAACGACATCACGCAGCCACCAGTACGCACGGGTTCCGTTGTTAAATGCGATTATCTTTGAAGGATCGAGGCTGAATAACGGAAGCTGTCCTTTGTCTATAGCTGTCTCGTATTGGGGATAGCTTGCCCATGCTTCATGTCCGTACACCATGCTTTCATTCATGAGGTCTATGGTGGAATCGTACCATGCCCAGCCGCTCGCCTTGTCGCTGGAAACGGCGTTCGTGAACAATTCCCTATGTGAAAGAATATTGGCACTTCCAAAAGCGGTCTGAATGGTGCTTTTTGCCGTTGCCATATAGGTCGTATACATTTTTGAGCCCACATATCCGCCGGTTGTTACATTAGAATCATTCATCGCCTTTGTATCCAGGACTGTATCAGGGACTATCACGACGTGATGATCCGTGCATTCGGTGTCTCCGCAGTGCAACCAATAATCAAAGGCTGCAATCCTGTAATTTACTCCGTTGATTGTCCAATAATCGCCGATATATAAGTCCTTAAACGTACCTGCATCTATTTCAGCATATTGTGCAGATGTAACGCTTGAACCTAGTGATTTACCACGATATACGGCATTATGCGCTCCGGCATTATTTGCCGTTAATCCTCCCGATACTATACTTGTTAATGTTTGCCCATTTTCTAACGGTGTTGACCCTACCGTGTTCCAGAGCTTTCTGATATTAAGGAACATCTTTGATATCTTCTGAAACAGACCTGCATGGGTTTCGCCGCTTGTCATTGTCGCCACAGAAGTAAATCCGTCTGAGGTCTTTTCTGTGGTAGCGTCATTGTCTGATGAAGTGAAAGTTACTTTACTGTTTGCCGTATCCCCTACCTGCTCTGTGATTGAGTCTGATTCTGTACAGTTTGCTCCTACTCCCTCTGTGACAATAGTATCCCCTATTGCTATAGTCGCTGTTGCTTTATACAATTTTCCACCTAGTATAAATTGGTCACCTATTGCATAAGCGTTAGAAGCTACTAAGCCACTTTCCCTTGGTGCAATTATATTAGAGCCACCATCTAGCGCATCTGCAATTCTTTGTAGCGTAGCATCCTGCGCTAATGCTCCACTTGCATAAGCCATTTAATTTACCTCCCATCTTTGATATACAAGCCCTGTAGTTTCATCTATATATAGTCCTATGTCATTTCCACCACCTTCTGCTTCTACTAATGTCGTATCATGCTCTGAGTCATCCGTAACAGTACACCCTACGAATTTTAGTTTTGCCCTCTGGGGCATGGTTACGCCATCAGAGTCTAAGATGGTGTGACCGCCACCTTTTTCATTTAATGCCCTTAATGCAGGCTCTACCTCTGTTACTGTCTGACCGCCAATGGTGAGGGCTGAAGAGAGGATGATATTCTGGAGCCCAAGCTGTGATCCAGTTTTATTTCCTGAAAGCGAGTTCCCATTGATCTGGGGTTTATTGCTTAGATCATTATAGTTCGAGGTTCCCCCGCCGCCTCCCTGATCTTTAAGGGCATTAAGAGCAGATTCTACCTCAGTGATCATCTGGCCACCAATAGTCATGGCTGATGCAAGGATCACATTATCCGCTGTTGTGTTATGGGGGTTAGATCCATTGACAATCTGGGAGTGATCATAAGCAGTTTTGCCCCTGTCGCCCCTATAGGCCGTCTGAGCAGTTTCTCCGAGAGCGAGACTTTCAGAGATCTCCGCATAAGCAGACCCACTCCACCTATACTGGCGGTTAGTGTCCTTTGCAATATAGATCTTCCCTGATTCGCCCGCGACAGGAAAATCAGAAGCAGAATTATACTCCACAACATCATCAACATAAGAGGGAAGCTGAGTAGATGGCACCCGTCCAGTGCTGTCCAGAGATGCGACACCGTTATTTGAGCCTTTTTCACTTGCACTGACAAGCCCTAACTGGGCTCCAGTCTTATTTCCAGACAAAGTAGCCCCGTTAATCTGAGGTTTGTTTGTGAGGTCGTTATAATTTCCCGTCCCACCACCTTCGGACATCTGCCCTACTATAGGCTCGCCCTCAGAGTTATGAGCAGTCTCGTTCCTTAAAAGGTTGGTCTCATTTACTGTATCTTGAGTTAAATCTAAAAGAGCGGTGTCGCCCTGGATTACTTTATTTATGATCATGGCATTCTCCTAAAAGGAAAACCGCCGACATTTCTGCCAGCGGCCTGAATTAATAATTTTCTCCGGTGATTTCCTTGAATTGTTTATTTTTTATTTAATGTACGATTAACAACCATATGTTTGCTCCTTTAATTTATAAACATGTTATCCCTCCTTAGGTACGTCCATATACGTTATAATACACATTACCAGATACACGATAATAATCAGAAGTCTCTGCTATTGATATTCCTACGTTAGCCGACCTTGAAGTATAATCTCCGGGTACATCTCCGCCCCTACACTTTAGTACATTTTGCGTATTATAAGATTCCAAACTTACTACTATAATTGGACCATATGTAGATGCTACCGTCATAGGAAGTCCATGCCACAACTCTTCACCCTCTTCATTTTTAGTGAACAAAGATTCTGACCATTCATCCCCAGAAGTTATCGTTATAGGATAATTATCTGGAACTCCAGTTCCATGCCATACAAGCGAAAGATGGGTTTTTAAAACGGTATAGTCTATAACTGCTGTCGGGGTTGATCCAGTAAATAAAACATTGTATTCTTGAAAATCATTTTTTGATAATGTTACTCTGATTTGATGATTTCCGGCTGGAATACTATTTTGCTTGTTTCCAACAAATTCATATGTACTATCTATGTTAGATACGCTGTCATCCCATATCAAACGATTGTAACATTTATAATCTGAAAAACTAGCATTCCAGTATATGGGTTGACTTGGATCTGGAACAGGTGGCGCAATAATGGCGGCTTGAATTAACCACGTTATTGTTTTATCTTCAGTTGTTCCATCTTCCCAATGCGCATTATTATCTCTTAATGAACATGTAATAACATAAGTGTGAGCATCTTTTGCTAAAAGCGTTGTTCCAGATATTTCGGTTTCACTGCATGAAAGAGATATTTCATCTGGATCATAATCATTAAGTTCTAACGTTTGATTATAACCAGTATAATGGTATTCTTTACTAGGTGATGGAATTTTAACTATGGGATAAATTTTTCTTGCTATCCCGTTTATTCCAACATAAGCCGAAATACACTTACGGGCTTTATTGTTTATTCCAACATATATATGTTTTATTTTTCGTGCTTTATTATCTATTCCAGCCCAAACTTGACTCATAATGTTTATCCTCACTCATATACAAAATAAAATGTCCCGTCTGCGAGTTCAGAAGTACCGGGAGTCAGGTCTTCGCTTCCATAGGATAGCTGATTATTTGACGCCGTTCCCGTAATCACTCCGCAAACAGAATTATCATCAACTTTCCTTGTGATATTGGCATCTGTAATACTCGTAGCTCCTGCAGCAACATAAATCTGCGCCACAACTAACTGGTAAATAGTAGTAGTTCTCACTGGAGCGGTGGGAGTAGGTTCTGCAGCAGGAGTCCCTGTCACGATCTTAGCGGTGATCTCCCTGTTATTGTCGTTTCGCTCAATGACTACAGTGTCAATTCTTGGGCTCGTGCCGTCAGCCATCGAAATGGCGAGCTCTGTGGACTCCTCAAATAACATGATCTTTCCGTTTATATTCACATAACCAGGGGCCATATTAACGACCATCCCTGTCCCTGCGGTGACTTCCAGATCTCCCGCAAAAACTCCCGTTGTGATGAATTTCTGGATCCATTTCTCGAAACTGTCAGCGTCATAGAGTCTGTCGCCGCCCTGTGAATTCCAGAATAAGCCTTTATTATCACTCATTCCCATTTTATTTATCCTCCCAATCTATAGTGTCCGGTAGCGGATTTCCAAATGTGGGTACTATTGTAGCTTTTCCATGCTCGTAGATCTCCGAGATCTCTGTGATCCGTAAATCAGTAGATAACCCCCAAGATTCTTTTTTGATTGTCACAATATCGCCCAGATTGTAATGTTCTTTATACTTAAAATTCCCGTCAGGCATTGTCGAGCATTCAAAGGAATTAACAAGAATGTCCTGCTCTTCGAGCAATGCCCTGCCTTGCTCCCTTAACTTTGCTTTATATTCTTGCGTTGTCAATCCATCGGGACTTATATCTGTCGCATCGAGCTTAACTTCTCGTCTTGCAAGGCCTGTCAACGTATCATCACCGACTATCACCCATACTCGTGCTGAGCCCTCGCCCTGACCTCCTACATAACAAACAGTTTTTAATAACTGATTGTTTGCGGTGTAGTCAGAGCTCGTTATGTTCTGGTAGCCATCCGAGAATGTAACTCTTACCCGATCTGACTGACTCTCTGAGTGGTCGAGACCTTTGTAAATATCAAAAATGATCTTTTTCTCAGAAAAATCAGGAATACAATGGAATCCGAGCGACGCACTTTCTGCGAGTTTAATTTCGTATTTCAGGAGATTCTGATAAGTAGCCTGGAAGGTGATCTCATCTGTGAAGCCTTTGACCGTTCCGAGCTCGAGCAGCGGAATCGGAACCGCATTCGTGATGATCGTTCGCATGGCGGTCTCCGTGTAGCCCGAAAAATTAAAAGGCTCATTCCCTCCGCTCTCATAAGGTTCGCCATATATTAGTCGCCTGTCGAGATAGCTTTCAAGGAACCGTCCTTTTATAATAAGCTCATTCTTTTTACTGTCCTGAGTGGCATGAATATCCTCGATAACTCCCGCCTCAATCGCATCCTCGTGGGAGATGATATTTCCTAACTGTAAATAATTAACGTTATCCACTGTCACAGGGGCATGAAGCTCAAATGAACCAACATCTGAATATTTACGGTTCCACATGAGGGATGTGAAGTTTTCGACTATTCCTTGTAGTTGTAAACTCGGATTATAAACTCTGACTTCCATGATCATGCCCTCATATACTGCAATCGATAAGTGATATGAATATTCATTCCGTTTTTACCAGAATCGGCATCATAGGCGATATTATTATTTCCTCTCATTAACTGAATAAACGAGGAGCCATCAGCCATCCGGTAATTTATCTCAGTCTTGCTATTACCCTGAATTAAATAAACATGTTTATTTCCCACGCCTGTCGTGATAACGAGAAGCTCACCGACTGAAAGAGTAAATGGATTATTCTCATCCCCGATCTGAATAAAAGCGCCGCTCTCCATGCGGGTGATACTCGGATTCACTATATCAGCACTACCGCTCATTGTAATTGTGAGCCCGATATTCTCATTTGCTGACTCATTATAGATATTCTCGTATAAGCCTATTACATGACCGATTGACTCTCCCGATGCAGTGAATTCATGGATAAACTCAAAATCAGAAACCTGCCGAGAGAGATATACGTTCTGATCTACCGGATCATAAAAGAACGGATCCGGACAGATTAAACTGATCGTATGGGTTCTGAAAGAATTTTTACCCGTCGAGGTGACAGATTCCACATAATAGTCAATCGCCCGTTGCTCCTCGTCTTCCTGGAATATAAGTCGCCCTTTTTCATTGCGCTTAAAAACCTTATCAATCAGGATCCTATGCTCAACGAAATCACGAGCCCCATAAGTTGATCTCTTTGTGGAGTTAAAGATTTCGAGGGTTTTCCCTCGGATGATAGCGGAAGTGATATAAACATCATCATCCTGAGTGTCGAGGGTTTGAAAGTCGCAAATATCACAGAGAGTCAGGACAATGTTTCTATACTTAGCCACGCCACCCTGATACACAGCACCGTCTGTCATGGTATTCTCTGTGATATTTACCTGATTTTTAATATCATAGACATCATCGGCGTTCATTAAGAGAAAAGGCAGAAAAGCATCCTCTGTAAATGTAACGCTGTCACCGTCCTGATTTGTGCATGTGATACTTCTATTAGTAATCATTTAAGTTGTCCTTAACTGAAGTATAAATTCTCGGTTCATATTTTTTGTCATGCGAGCGATCTCGGAAGGATCAAGCTCGGTCGGAGCGTTTATCGTAAGATTTTGAACGAATCCGCCATTACCATTCACTTCGCTCTGAGAGCTTGTTATAACATCGACATCTCCCATGATCGCATCTTTAATATCAAAACTCTTTTTCACCTGATCTGTGACCAGTTCGGTATTATCCTTAATGCCCTGAGCGAAAAGTTTCATCATATCAGGCGCATAGGTATGGAAGTCTGAAAGAGGGCCTTTTTCCGGTTCTGAGAATCCGATAAGGTCTGATACCGCACTCGCTAGATCGCTGATTAAATCCTTTACATAGCTTATTTTTTCCTCGATACCTGCGGCGAAGCTCTCCATTAAATCAATTCCCCACTGCTTTGCGTCTTCAAGTAGGTTATTGATTCCGTCGCCGATCATATTAACCAGATTTTCACCGGCTTCGACAAGTTTAGGGGCTACATCCATGAAGGTGTCAAATAAAGCCCCCACTATCTCGCCAGGGAGATTCAAGAGTTCAGGGATCATCTGAGTGATGCCTTCAATCATTTTCTTGACTTGCTCGATACCGGAATCAATCATCTGAGGCGCATCATTCACGAGAGCGGTCGCAAGCTCACTCACCAACCTCGGAGCCATAACAACAAGCTGAGGAATTGACTGAATAATTCCACCGACAAGAGCGATTATTAGCTGAGGGCCTACGGTTGCGAGTTTTGGAGCGTTGAGCACAAGAGCCTCGATGATCTTAATAATGATCTCGGGAAGTCTTTCTATTAAAATAGGAAGGGCGTTTATCAATCCTTCTGCGAGTCCTGTGATTAAAGCAATGGCACCATCCACAAGAGCGTCAACATTCTCCAAAAGCATAAGAATGGTATCGATTATCATGTTCACCGCATCGGGAATGATCTCGGGAGCTGCCTGTCCGATATTTGTAGCCAAATTTGTGATGATCTGCGTTGCCGCTTCCAAAAGCATCGGAAGATTATCAATAATTCCCTGCCCGAGTACCTGAATCGCCTGAATAGCCGCATCCACAAGAGCGGGGAGATTTTCAACTATTGCAGATGTAAGAGAAACGACGATCTCTGATCCGGTCGTGATGAGTTTCGGGAGCACATCAGTCAGATTGTCGATAAAATCAGAGACTCCCTGATTTATCATTCCAAGGCCCTTGTCACCATTGCCACTGAATAATTCAGTAAGACCATCCATAACAGTAGTGATTGACGGAAGGAACTGAGACATCATGCCTCTTTGGATCCCGTCAAAAGCTGTCGTCATGTCCTGCAAGCTGTCCTGATAATGAGCAGCGGCTTTCACCGCATCCTCAGACATAACCCCGCCTAACTCATGCACTCTATCTCTCATGGCCTGAGTCTCTTCTGCGGAAGTATTAAGAAGGGCTCCGAGCTCTGTCGCTCCACGTCCGAGAAGTTTGCCTGCGATATATGTCCTCTGAGTGGTATCGTCTACCTCCTGAAGCCCTCTGATAGTAGCTTCAAAGAGTTCCTGCTGATTCATGGTAGCGAGATCCTTTTCAGTAATCCCAAGCTCTGCAAATGCTTTATTCCCTGTCTCGGCTGCGTTTGCAAGTGTTTTCATAGATGCCTGCATCGACTCGATACTCGTCCCGGAATGCTGCATTACTGCATCCCATTCCTGATACGCATCAGAAGTCATTCCCATTTTTTGAGACATCTTATCGATATTGTCACCATACTCAGCGATTGAGCCAGTACCGGATATTATTGCGGTTGTCATGCCTGCGACTGCAACGGTGCCTGCTGCGAGTGCTCCCGCTGCAATACCGCCTGCTGCTGCGATACCTTTTCCCATTGCACTGGAGAAATTAGCTCCGCTCGCCATTCCCGCAGCGGTAGCCTCTCCACCAAGGGCTGATTCAATCGCTCCGCTTATCCCCTGCGCTGAGGGTACTATTTGCACATATGCTTTTCCGAGTTCAGTTGCCATCTTTTACAAATCTCTTTCTGAAAGCCTCAAACTCCGCTATTGAGTTAAAGGTGTCTGATTTTTGCTTTCTTAATTTCTTGGTACTTTCTTCAAGGATGGACTTGGGTTTATTTCTTCCCTTCTGACCGTCCTTTGAATTCTGCCATACAAGTAGATTAAGAGCATCCAACTGCAGAGCGGAGATCATGCGCTCATCTATGGGCTTGAATCCGCTGATCTTGGTTTTTACTCTGCTATTGTTCCTGAGTCCTGAGCATAAGGTTGCTGCGAGTTCGCAGGGGATTGATTCAATATCGTATATCCCGTAGGTTTCTGCAAAGTCGCAGATGAGTTCGTCCCCGACTTCTGTGAGACAGTAGCCGAGGAAATCGAGTTTTTTCTTTTTATCTCATCCATCGCATCACGAGCCATCTTATATATCTCGCCGATATTTGCGGCGATCATATCCGCATCAGCCCATCCTTCTTTGTTGACAACGTAGTCAACCAGGGCATTCTCTATGTCAGTCCCTACAAAGGTTCTCAGAGCTTCAAAGAAATCAACGCGCAGTGATGCGTTCTCAGGATCTTTCGCTAATTTCGTGACAATAGAAATGAGGCGGTAGTCGTTGCACCGCCTCTCATCTATTTCAAAATCAAAACCGATTGATGTTGTTCCTTGTATCATTCATCATCCTCCAATAGGTAAAGTGGACGCAGTAATCGGAGCGATATAGTCATGATGAGTATCGCCGTCATCGCCGGGCAAAGCGGAGATCGTAACAGGATAACCGACCACGTTGTTATCAACATAGGTGATATCCCCGATCTCTGAGACTTTCGCCTTGGGAATAACGATTCTTCCGAATGTTCCACGAATCGCTCTTTCGATAACGATAACCACGTTGGTATAATCTTTGCTGTTTGCCTTGATGGAGATGCCTGTTTCCGTGGTTCCAGATACGTTATCAGCGCCATATACGAGTTTGAGAACGTCAACATTCAGAGACTCAATAAGCGTGAATGTAAACTTATCAGGCTTTCCTGTCAGAGGGGATGCGACTACATCACCGCCCCAAGCCTTGATATCCTCGCTTTCGGGTGAGTTTGAGTTCACCACGCCATCCTCTGAGACATACCCAAGGCACTTGAACGCTGATGCAAGCGTAGTGGTGGCATCGGTCGGAAGCGTAGTCCCTGCCGGAGCCATAAAGATCGCGCCGTCCGTTTTGGGTTTTCCTACAATAACATTATCAACATTGTTTAGATTCATTTTCATATCCTCCTTAATAGTGGATTAAATCATACACCGCCTGATAGCGATATGTTTTGGTGGTTGTATCCGTGAAATTGTAGTCGCTATTTAACCGACTAGAGCAGATATCGCCCAATGCAATAGCGTTATCCATAGTCTTTTTCACGTTTTCATTCAACCTCGCCGCCTCGTATAAGCTCTTAGCATACGATTTAAGGGCGAAGGTTGATGAGTAAATATGATTCGTTTTCCCGCTCCCCGTCTTTTCTATGACCACATAAGCCTCGGGCGGGTTCTTCTTGGGTTCTTCCATATACACAGGAACGGTGAGTTCGCTATTCAGATATGTGAGTATTGTTTCTTCTATCATCTCAAAGCCTTCAAAATCGAATTATCTTCGTATTGTTCCTTCATAGCTTCACGGGTTACGGCCTTAATCGAAGCATTTGCACGGGTTTTCCCGGTATAGGTTGATACCTCGTAGCCATCCCCGAGCCTGCCGAGTGCGTTGTCCGCATAGCCCTTACATATCGCCATCATCTCAGGGGATTTCATAAGTTCCGCAACACCATCTTTGTTAAGCTCAAACCTCATGTTCGACATATCTCTCCACCCTCACATTCTGTCCCCATCTAAGCGGGATGTTTTTGAGTTCTCCTGTTATGGGGAATCCGAATGTCCGGTATGGCTGTCCCCAGATCATAACGTCAGCATCTATCCAGTTATGAGTGTCATCTTTTGGAATCCCGAGCATATACTCGATCCGTTTTCCGTAAAGGTTTATGGAATTTGTGATGTCGTCAGTCGTGGGGTTTCCAACTAAAACGTCAGGCACATCCTCCCAAACATCCGTATAGATCGGGGCTCCAAATGGGTCTGTCCCTGTCTGGGTCTTAACTGCGATCTGGATCGTCGTACCTTTCATAAACTGCCTCCCACAAGCTCCTGAATTGGTGAATATGATCCGATTTTATTGCCGTACCCGAGGAGCTGTTTGTCAAGTTTTGAAAGATATAACTCACCTACTCCGCCGCCAGCTCCTATTGTCCAGCTCTGCGAATAACTGAGTCCACTCATAGATCCCTGTGAGGCTCCTGTGGGGAATCCGCTTGTCTCACCATCTCCAATAGCACGAATGACCATACGGCAAGACACCGTAGTCTTTGCATCAGCATCAGCATTGACGTTGAATGCATCAATAATAATCGCAGCATCATTCAGAAGGTTAGTGCAAACAGTCTCTTCCTGTTCTGAGAGGGTTCTGCTTATTCTGCTTTCGATGTCCTGAATAGTTGCGTAAGCCATAATTACACCTTTTTCTTTGATACCCGTTTAATTGCCTTTTTGAGTTCTTTTACGGGTCCAGGATCAACCTCTTCACGTTTGAGGTCGTCCAGTTTAGGAGCTGTCGTTCTATGCCCCTGAGCCTTGTATTCTGATACCCTTGACTCCTCGACATACATCTCAGTTCCTGTGATTTTATTTATCATTTTTACAAATTTCATGTTTCTCTCCTAATATTCGACCTCTTTGGAGATATGTCCGCATCTGACACGCCTGTCCGCAATTAACTGATACCGTCCCGCTGCTACCGTACAAAAGAAAAGATCCTCACTCAAAAACGTATCGTTTTAGTAGGACAGGAAATTAAACCAGGGATAATCGAGGTTATAAAAAACCTCCGTCCGGATCAGGGTGCATCCAAGTCCGCTACCCTTGACCGGAAACTTATCCACATCCATATTGTCGAGGTCTTCCATCGTGTATCGATTCTTATAGTCGAAGGTCCCGTCCTTAAATAGCTCAGTCTCCCCCGCCGATTTTTTGCGAGGATATACCCCGAAACAGATGTCAACGGGAGAGTCGAGCATCATATCTATGGTTGTAGGAGGAACCACGATATCACTGTCAATCATTAAGACATACTCAAAGCCCCCTGTGAGCACTTTCTTGGCGATCTCGTTCCTTGCCTTGGCGCAATCGTAGCCTTTTACGAAGTCAAACTCTAGGGAGTCACCTTGCAGATCATAGATCGCCTTAAAGCACTCGGGAGCAATCGTCTCAAATGTGGGAACCGCAATCAGTATCCCCATCAAGCGCCGGTCTGTCCGCCGGGTGTAGCTGTCAGCCTGTTGAAGCAATCCTTGTCAGCCCTGAAGCCGATCTCGATCTCAGCACGTACTGCAAACATATTTCTCTGGAAGAGATTAATTGTAGAGCTATTTGCAAGAGTGAGAGTTGCATCAGACGAGAAGCTGATATCTACGCCCTCAACTATGCCATACATGGCCTTTGTCCAGTCACCCGCAACACCAACGGTAGAAGGTGAACCAGAAACATAGGCGCCTTTTGTAAGATATGTAGGCTGTCCGAGAATCCTGTCGACTGCGCCCTCTGCTACAGAGTTTACAAAGAGAGGTCTGTCGTTCTTATCGACTGCAGCGAGGAGTATTCCCTTCATCTGGGGAGATACTGCGAATCCGTTTAAGATACCGCCATGAGTAGCGACATCCGTATCAGCGGCAACGAGTCCACCGTATACATTACTCTGAATGCTCTGAGCGGTGCATGATGCAAATGTATCGAAATCATCTCCGGGAGCTGCTGTTCCACCAAAAACAGTGTTATCAAACTTCTCAGCAAGTATGCGGGGAAGTCTAGCCACAAGTGCATCAAAGAGAGCGCCATAATCACGTCTGAACTGGTTTGAGAAGGGTTCAATAACTGCGAGCTTATAACCTCTCATAACCTTTGTTCCAAGACCAGGATTGCTTACGGGTTTCTCGTCTGTCTCGTCTACCCATGCAGCGGTAGGATCAGAAGTGATCACCGGAATTGTGAGTCCGTTTCCGGGGAGTGCGATCTGAGTTGCAAGCCTCATAACTGCAGAATCTTCCTGAGTCTTCTGGATGATCTGCTGTGAGATCGCTGTGGGAAGTGAAATATTTGTTCTGTTTGTGTTAATTCCTGACATTTTTATGCCTCCTTAATTGTTTACCTGAGCCGCCCATGTCTTGAACAATTCGCGGGCGGACCCTTTTCCAACGTTTTGAATCTCTCCCCCATCGGGGATCTGTGGATATGAACCAGGCTGCGAGATAGACAATATTGTCTTTGCCTGATCCATGCACTCCTCCTCCGTTTCTCCTGTCAGAAGTGACATGGAATCTAGCGGAATGCCTGTCTCTTTTGCTACCTTTTCACGTATACTCCGAACGTTTTCGGCTTTTTTTAGGCTGTTAAGCTCTGCTTCAAGTTTTTCAGCCCGCTCAGTAGCCTTCTGGAGCTCGGTTTTATTTGCTTCCTCCAATTCGTCATACTTTGCGGCCTTATCTTTGAATTCATTAAGCTGAGACATCATTTCCGAATATCTCTTCTTAAAAAATCCATTGACCTCATCCTGAGTGAAGAGCTTTTCTTCCTTCTTTTCTTCCTTAACTTCCGGTTCTACGTTTTCAATAGTTTCCTGATTCACAGTTTCATTCATTTTTAATTCCCTCCAAGTGAGTAAGTGTTTTCCCTCGTTTTAGTGGTACGAGTTGCCATATAAAAAAGCACCCATATAGGCGCTTAATTAACGTCGGTTTCTTCTGCTTTATCGCTTTCCCGCTCTTTTCGTTTCTCATAAGCAGATCGTTTCTGCTCGTTTATCTCTTCTTTATTTTTAGCGTAATTCCTTCGCCTGAGAGCGTTCTGAGCGTCAGAAGTAAAGAAGTTTTTACCGTTCCGCCCAAAGTTAACAGATCCCTCGTCGTGATTTTCTGAATATTCAGCGGCGCTATAAAACATATCTGCATATTTACTCGGGTTATATCCTTTTACGTCGGTCTGAGTATTATGCCGGATCGCAAAAGTGCAATCACAATGGGCGTGAATGTGATCGGCATGACCGCCACTCAATATCGAGCGGCTCGCTCTTTGCCATCCATTTGCCGCAATCGCCATGCAAAAAGCGCAAGTATCTCCAGATGGAATCCATGCGTATTCCGCATGATCTCGGACTGCATTTTCAAGCATTGTATCGGCTCCGGGCATCTTTACAAGTCTCTCAATTGCTCCCGATATGATCTCCTCGTTTTGATCTTTAATAGTCCCGTTTATTGCTTTTGCCACTTCGCTATAAGTAGGAAGTGTAGCGGGTACTGCAGGCGGCACGTTCGCTTTTTCAAGCATTGAGATAGCGTCATACATCTCGCAAGCCACCGCGCTGGATGCCTCGCCATATTTCATGACTAATCCGTTTGCATATTTTATAAAAAGCTCCCTCGCCTCATAACTCTCGGGAATACCGTATTTATTCAAATATGCGAGAGCTTTCTTCGATACTGTATTGTTTATTCGGTTCAGTCTACTGATATATTCAGTCCAAATGTCGCCGAGATTCATTCAGTCGCTCCGATTTCTTCCAGAACTGCCATGCCCCGAGAACGGCTTTCCTCTGCTTTAATCTTCCGGATTGCCGCCTGATCGAATCCGATCATTTCGAGGAAGGTATCTGTATTTGCGAATCCCTGTCTCGCCGTAGCAATCTTCATAGCTGCATCAGCCGATACAGATACGCTCGGCATTGCCGGATTCTTAAAATGAGCAATTACATCCTGCTGGCTTTCGGATAATTCGTCGAGGCTTTTCCCTTCTGTGATTGCCTGTGCCATGAGAGCGATATTTCTTAAAGAATCACCATTGCCGACATTTAATTGCTCCGCCATGCCCGTTAAGGTCTTTGACTGAGCTAGAACCGCTTCGGCGCTTGTGGGATTAGCCTCACTCACAACGCCCGTGTCTGTGACAGTAAGCCCCGTCGCCGCTGAGAACTGAGTAGCGAGGATCCTGATCATCTCCACATGAGGAGAGATGCTTCCCTGAGGAAGCTGTCCGAATGTGGGCTTTTCACCTGTCTCGGGATTAGTTGTACCGGCGATTATATTGCCGATATACTGTCTGAATTTTTGGTTTATAACTACGTCATAAGCCTCGTCACTCACACCGAGCAGGTATTTCTGAGGAGCCGTTGAAAATTCAAGCCCGATTGTAGCATTTGCAATGGTCCTAACATAACCGTCAATGAGTCTTCTTATAGGTTCTTTGATTCTGGACCGTCCAAATGGTTTATTCGATGTCGCATTCCAGATCAGAGCCTCCATCAGAGGTCGTCCCATCTTATGTGGCTGCCTCGTTGCATTCCATACACCCGAATCACCTAGCCTAAGAATCCAGATACTATCATCTGTGTAATAGCTGATAAGTGAGGGATGCCATGTAGCGTTATCCATCTCATCAGGCACAGTATCGAGAATAGCCATGCCGCAATCAATCCGACCTTTTACCCCGTCCCACATGGCTGCAGCGGTCTGAGGGGAATGAAATCTAATTTTGCACCCGATCTCACTATCTGCTGACAGTGTAGAAAAAGTGCATCCGTATTTCAGCTCATCCCTGCAGGCCTTTTGATATTCAGCTAGGAGATTGTTTTTAAAAGCTATATTATCTAATAGCTCTACATCTTCGCCTGTAATGCCCACAAAGCCATCAAACATAGACATCCCCGCAAGGACATCCACGCATTTTGCTCCCCAGGCACACCCGATTTCGAGCCCTCGCATACCTTCAGGAAGTGCAATGCCAAGATTGACATCATTGAGAGTGATCTTCCCTTCATAATACTTGTCTTTGAGGCAATTTTTCGCCTGATGATACCGGAAGATCCTGACGAGTTTCTGGAGCTTTGCCATTTCTCTCTGATCTAGCCCTATAATATTTGCGACATTCAAACTTAAATCAATCATGACTTTTAACCAAATTTCATTTTCTTAGTTGGATCCCTTTTGCAAGTTTTCACACCATATAAAGCAAGCGCACATGCCTCAATAGGAGAAGAATTCTCTCCGCCGAATCCCCATCCGCCAGAGATCGGTCTTTTTATTGCGGTCGTTGCGCTATCGTTTAATACTTCCTGACCTCTGAACCATGTGAGGTTATGCTCTGATAAGTCATTCATTAAAGTAGACGTTGCTGCTATGACTTCTTTTACGCTTGGCCTCACGATAGATAACTTCGACTTCCAAATGTCTTTTATTTTCTCCACGAGGACATCAACGCCATTCCGACCGTCTATAACCACGCATGATCCTATGTTGTATCTTTCATTAAGCCAGTCAGCGAGCCATTGAGTACCATGACTCGTGGAGCGGAGCTCTATAAGAGAAATCCGAGCAGGTCCATCTTTAGGAAGGACGGCACCACAGAGCGCCACCGCCGACCCATCTGGTGAAAACTTAACGCCATAAGCGGTTTTTCCTTCGGGTTTTTCTTCGTCAGATCCGCAAGAATCCCAGATTTCTTTTTTAATGGCGTAATCTATGACTTCTTTAACCTCGGGAGACCACCATCCAAGTCGCTCACGGGCGAAGGTGTCCGCCGGCATCTGCTCGCATTCACCCTCGATTGTGGATATCAATATTCTTCTTCCAAGCGCCGGATTCGTTTCCGCCCATCGTTCAACGTCCTTCACATTTCCAATATCTTTTACGGAAAACTCAAACCATGACGTTGATTTTGTTTCTTTTGCGATCGCTTTATCCCTGATGTTTCGGAAAACATCGCCGGGAGTATTCGGGTCCGGCGGAGTCCCTACATAAATGGTCTGAGGATTAAGGCTTGCCGATATTGCAGGTATAAATGATGCTTGTGCGTCAACGTCTAACTCTTGCGCTTCATCAAATATAAGTAAATCTCCGTGCTGTCCACGTCCACCGTTCCGAGTACGAGCTAGAAATTTAACCCTTGCACCGCTTTTTAGTATTATTTGTTCTCTCCCTAAAGCGGTCTTTATATCTTTTAAGTATTTTCTAAGTTTGGATGTATCGAAAAATCCGGCTATTTCTTCAAAGGTCTCTGTTGCGGTCTTTTGTAAATGAGCGGTATATAATACTTGCTCGTTATACATAATCATTCCGGCTTCAGTACGCCCCGATACAAGTCCCGTTTTGCCGTTCTGTCTTGGTACTGAACCACCGCATGTTTTACTACTCCATTTCCCACTTGGAGTTAATGCCATCCAATCATCTAATATATCGCTTTGCCACGGGTCTAATATCATGCCGCCAAATTTCAATATCTTAGCGGCATCCATTCCATCGCTTTTTTTATAGTTTGGACTTATCCGAACGCACGGCTCTTGGTTTCCCATCAGCTTCACGCTCGTTAAGCAATCGTGTGATTTCATCCTCGTTGCCATCTGCACCCTCTATATCTTCGATTTCTTTAGCAATTTCCCTATATTGCTTTGCCAACGATGCCATATCTCTTGCTCCGGGAGCGTCATCTATTTCTTTTGCTATTATTTCTAGTAGGTTTCTTAATTGAAAGATGCGGCTTTCATCCGTTACATCTTGCATTCTAGTCAACTTACATACTCCCATCGATACCCGTAGGCGTTCCCCGTTTTGGAATTTCTACATACATTTTGTATATGCTTGCTATTTAGTCCTAATTCTCTTTCAATCTCAGCCGTAGAATCCCATATCTTTAATAGGTTGCCATCTAATGTATATTGTGCGGTCTGCTTTTTATTGCTAACCATTAAAGAAGCGTATTTCCTTGCGTGTTCCCGTGACATTTCTTTTGTATATGTCGGCGTGGTGTCGCTTTTTGCGATATTACAACTCAAATGTGCGAGTCTAACATTTTCCCATTGATGTTTTCCGCCTCTTGCTAGCGGTATAACGTGATCTTTGCTTGGATAATTGCCACCGCATATTTTTATATCACCACGCATTAAATAATCAGACCAATCACATATACGACCGCATAAATAACAAATACCACTATCTCGTTTATATAGCTTTTCTAATGTAATATCAGAATCAATAATGTTATTTTTGTTTAATCGTTTATCTGTTTTTGTTCTGTTCTTCTGCTTTTTGTATTCTTTTGAGCAATCACTTGAGCATGTTTGGATTGTTTCAGTATCCAGACAATAAAAAAGAGTGCCGCATATTTTGCACTCTCGTTTTTCGGTATGTAATAAACGATATTTCTTTTTCTCTGCCCTCTTTTTTTCTTGATAAGCTATGGCTTTTTCGTTATTGTTTCTTCTTCTGTGAGCTTGCCTTTTGTATTCAGCTTTGCATATTTCCGAACCGCATGTTTTTTGAGAATCCCAAAATGTCTCAAATTCTGCTTTGCAAATAAGGCATATTTTCTTAATAGGATTATTTTTTGTTTTCTTATGTCTTATCGCACATTCATGAGAACATGTTATTTTTGCTTGTCTAAATGTACTAAATGACTTTCCACAACATTCGCAAATTTTTTGATACGGTTCAACGTTCGGATTACACTTTATTCCATGATTCAATCTAAACACCGTATCATGACATTTTTTGGAGCAATATTTAGCTTTCCGACTTTTCGCTGTGAAATTCTTTCCACAATATACACATTGAAGCTCAATGCTCATATTATTACCCCCCTAAAAGTAACGTCCCTATATTAAAGGCTCGGAAACCGCTAGGGATACGGCTTTCATGTTGCAATCACTATCCGAGCCATAATGTCTGCTTGGTCTTTTTTCTCTGTGTGTAAGTGGGCGCA